ACAAAGTCGCAACACCTAGAGGACATCTGTAAGTACTTCAAAGAAAAAAATGTTACCATCACCGTACAGACATATAACAAAAATTTTATCAAACCAATCTACATTGACAACTTACAATATGTGCCGCAGCCACAGAAAGCAGAATCAGAAAACGGGGTAACAGAGATAATAGCAAGTGACATCCCCGTGAACCTAGAGACTTTGAAAATGTTCAAGAAGTCAGATGAGATAAGACCGATCAAAAGAAAAATGAAAGAGAGAGACCCCGTGTGGTGTGACTCAAGAAAGTCTGGCTACTTCTATGTCAACTCAGCTGGAAATGCGTTTCCCTGCGCCTTTATTTCTAGAGACGTAGAAGAAAATAAACTATTGCCGCACCATCCCCTTGACTATACCTACAATAGACGGTATAATGATCTAAGTAAGTTCTCTGTTGGTGAAGTAATATTCAATCACGACTTTGAAAATATAAGTCAACACCTAAAACGAAAACCGTTAAACATATGCACCAAAAGATGTGGGGGGTGTAAGTGAGAGTAAATTATGTATGTTGTAAGTGGGGAACCAAATACGGTCCACACTTCGTCAACAGATTGAAAGAGATGGCAAAAAGAAATACTCCAGACAAGTTTGAGTTTCACTTTTATTGCTACACCGATAACTCTGAAGGATTTGATGATGATGTTAATGTTATCCCTTTTCCTGACATTCCTGATATTCATCCTAAGTATTGGTTTGGCAGTGAAAATTTTAAGTATGGTATGGCCCGCTGTTGGGATCGTCCTAAAACTTTTGTTTTTAATACCCATAATTTTGCTCCTGATAAGCCTACTGGACGTTTTGTTTTTTTTGACTTGGATGTTATCATTCAACGCGATCTTACACCTGTTATAACATATAACATGGAAAGACCCACCAAGATGAAGTCTTGGTGGCAAGACCCCAGACCAATGGAGACTAGACAATTTAAGTTGGCTCATGGTGCATATACAAACGGATCGTGTCAAGTGTGGTCAGACGATCAGTGTGAGTGTATCTGGGAAGATGTGCTAAAAAATCAAAAGAAGATTTGGTTCACATACACTGACGGAACCGATAACTATCATTCATGGAAGTGGGGTAGATACGGTGAAGACTTGTGGGATCACTTTCCTTCTTGGATGGCATACTCATACAACCGTGGTCGGTCATGGGATGAAGACGATTTGAACGTTGGTATCTACAGACCAAACTGCATCATCTGCGTGTTCAACGTTGATCTGTTGCCCTTTGAGGATAAGAGTAGAGGTCACACGAAACAAGATGAACTTGCTGATCCTAAATTACTGGAGCATTGGCGATGAACATCTATACCGTAAAGTGGGGTGACAAATATAATCACCAACATGTCAACAGTATCTATGAACAGTGTTTGAAATATCTAACATGTGACTTTGATTTTTTCTGTCTAACAGAAGACCCCAAAGGATTGGACCCATCGATTAAGCCTTTGACTCTGCCGGGCGGCAACAAACTACAAAAGTGGTGGAACAAGATGTACCTGTTCGACGACAGCATCGTGACTCAAAAAGGCGAGAAGATGTTTTTTGACATTGACACCATCATCCAAAAAAATGTTGATGTGATAGCTGAGTATGACCCAGAAGATTGTTTGTGTATGGTAAAGACTTGGTGGCACGATCTTGAAACACAATACAAAGACACTAGACACATTCCTCACAAGTTTACGGATTTAAACTCATCCGTGTTGCGTTGGAATGACAGTCTAAATACTAGAGAACTAACCGAATACTTCAACAAGTATAAAGAACAAATACTGTGGTATTATCGTGGTCTTGATAACTTCTTCTACAACAGAAGAGTAATCAAAACAAAACTGTTCCCCCTTGGATGGGTGTATAGTTTCAACCAAGGATTTGTTTTTCCCCACGACATAGAAAAACATACCTACCGAGAACTACCATACATTTGTATATTTGACTCAATGGGAAAAAGTGAAGATGTTAAATTTTAATTTCTTAAATAATTTCAAACACTGGGGCGAGGCCCTAAGTATCATAGAACATAAGATGCCACACAAACTGGCAGACTTCAGACAGTCTTTGTCAGAGAACAACGTGGAATCAAGTGTTTGGTTGGTCGAGGAACTACAAAAGTATCTTGATGAATACTATGCAAAGCCTGGGAGTCTCAGAGTACTGATCCTAAATTCTTGGTTAGGAATGCCTATGGTCCCGTTGATCTGTGAGAACCTAGACGTAGCACAGATTCACATGGTTGACTTGGATGAAGAGTCGATTGAGTTGTCAAAGATTTTTCACAAACACTACGCCCAAGAAAAGTTTGTCAACATTCGACACTGGAATTTGGATATCCCATTTGAGTTTGAAAACCTCAACAAGATTGAAGTAGATGTTGTGATCTGTATTCACACAGAACAAATGTATCCCCTAGAAGAACTAGTTACAAAGAATCCCAATGCAGTATTCGCCATGCAAAACTCTAACGTGGTTGAAGAGATGTATGGTATAAACTGTGTGGGTTCTATTGAAGAGTTAAAAGATCAGATCGGATTGCCTGATGCAGAATTTGAGGGCACCATCAAACAAACTTATCACTCTTGGGACGGAAAAAAAGAATACGATAGGTTTATGATTATCGGCCAGAAGGAAGGATTCTTTTGATTAAACTGTCTGCAATTGATTGGTGAGTATCAATTCCGTAGTGGAATCCTTCTCTGCCAACGTCAACGGAATTTACTTCAAAGTCCTTGTTGAAATCAAATTGATAGACTTGATGCATATTAGAAATATTTTTTAATGCCATCTCATGCAGCAATCTGCGAGATTTATTATATCCAATGTCATTGCAAGACAGAAAAAATTCCGACAGTCCACGCAGATCAAACACCTCTTCATATTTTTGTACATGGGTTGAAATAAGAGGGAGAACCATATCATCCATATGCGGAAGAATTATATAATTTCTTGAATCGAATAACCACTCCCACAATATAAATCTGGGAGAGTATGTGGATAGATACCATAATAGATTTGAAATGTTTATGTCATGCGGCACACCAGGCAAAGACATGTTGTAATAGTCCATACCCAAACCTTTTGCAATAATTGATGGGTAGCACTTATCTTCTGGAACTCCAATACCAAAGGTCTGAGAACCACCTACAACTAAGAAGTGATTTGTTTTATCAAAAGTTTTTGGTGTTCTGTGTCCAGCAAAATTGAAGTCATATGATATTCGGTGACCATAGTGTTCATTGTAGCTAGAAAAATTTGGATTGTCGGATAACAAATATTCGGTGATGCTGTTAGATTCATAACCAACAACCCGTCCATCGTCAACGGTTTTAACTTTTGGCCAGAGTTGATCGCCTTCTTTGTGCATCAAACTCATTCTGCACTAATATCCTCTACCATCATCTCCCACATATTTTTATCTGGAACAACAAATCCAATAGTTTGTCTAGGACTAGTTGACCCCGCGCAGTGCCAATATGGTGTCTCATCTTTACTACCATAATATCCCACCTTAACAGACCATCCAGCTGGGTCTTGGGTGTTTTTGATCTCACCATCTTCTAGGTATCTGAAGAATCCACCACCGTCACTATGAGATAATAGAATATTGTAGCCGGGACAATCCCAATTACAGTGCCACGACATGAATCCGTTTGGTGGATAGTATACATGTACCGCAGTATACTTTGCTCCCAGATAAGAAGATAGGGAAGAACAAAACTCCAGTGACTTTAATCTAGCATCTTCTGGTACATTTGTATTTCTTTGCAAACTGCATGTAATACCAAACTCTGGCGGACCTCTGTGATCTTTGCCTTTTTCTATTACGGTGTCTAGATATTCCTTGGAACAATAGTAATCCATCCCCAAACCGTCCTTGTGGTTTTCTTCGGTTGGGAGTTTAAAATCTTTCTTATTGAACCAAGAAATATAATCGTCAAGAAACTTGTGCAGCTCTTGATTTATTGGTATGCTTCTCATTTAGTGTGACATTTCCTAAGCTGTAGTGAGTGATGATTACATCTTGACCTTCTAACTCTTCTGGCCTTTGCCCCATACAAAAATTCCACCTTGCATCTGGTGATGGAAAATCTCCTATCTTTATGGTATCTTTATGTTTGGTTTTATTTAGTAAGTACCACATGGTAAACGTATCCCAAGGTCTGGCCTTTTCTGGGTACGGACTCATATCGTGATCTCTGTTGATCTGTTTGCAATAGTATTCATACCAATCGTCCATCAACTCAACTATCTGCATATTCTTCCTGTACAGAAAAATGCCACAATGGTAGATCATCTCTTCTTCTTCATTTAGTTGAGTGATCTTTGAATTGTAGGGTCGATTGCGAGTGAAGATTATATCATTGTCTTCAATATAATTAAATATAGTTTGGATGTCTTCACTCTGAACCCATGTGTCGCAGTCTACATAGAGTGTCAGATCATATGGTGTTCTTGATAGAGCCCATAGTTTTGTTCTAGTGTGATTGGGTATGTCCGTGACAATGCGATCAAATATTTCATGATCTTCTTCTTCTACCCATTCTGGTAGAGTAAATAAACAAATATTAGCTTCTGGGTGAAAATCTAGAAGGGACAGGGCAGACTCTTTCGCAGCCAGATAATATTCATATCTGACTGTCGCTACATATAGATATCCGTTCATTCTGACTTATTGAGTTCTTCTTGAATAAGAATAGTCGCGATTGCTTGTACTTCGATGAGTGACTTTGATTTTCTAAGAAGTTTTTTGAATTCTTTGTTGTCAGAGTTTTTGATGTACTCGGACTCAAATGCTTGCAGTTTCATTTCAAACAGAGTTTCTTGTTTCACCCTGTTTACATGAACCTCCTGCATCTCTTCTCTTTTCTTATGTTCTTCGTCAACACCTTCTTTGTGAAGTTTGGTGTTCTCATTCAACACCTCTTCTCCAAACTCTTCCATGATCGCATCAAAGTCTTTGTTGACTAGTCCTTCTTCTGGATTTCCAACGTTGATGTTACAGGGGCGGTAAACGTCACCAATAAGAATCTCACAGAAAACTCTGCGGTTCTCTTTGTTGATCCAGCGGGGGTTGCGATATTTTGGTTGGGGTTCCATGATATTCCTCATACTATAAAAAATACTATGAGTGCATTATAACACTCATCTAGTATATATGTCAAATGGTTAAGCAGTTCTTATAAAGAGTTGTTTCGTTTCCTGAGTAGAACTAGAAGTTTGAATAGTGTTACCGGCATACTCACCGTAGTAAGTTCCTGAGTATGTACCAGCATAGGCACCTTCCAAGAATCCGTTGAATATTCTGTCATAGTATCCAACATAGGAACCAGCATATTCACCAGAATAATTTTCTGAAACAATGTCTTTAACTTGGTCGGTCATGGTTCCACCCATCTGAGCCCAAGTCCCAGTAGCAGTCGGAGAACCAGTTTGTAGTAAATATGTACCAACACCAGAAGCAATGATTCTGTTTCTGAAAGCAGGAACTAGAGTTTCTACATCAGCGTCTGCCATCTCATCAATGTTACCATCTACATCAGTTTGGAGAAGCATATTGGTATCAGAACCTGCATCCGTTGTCGGCGCAGTTTTTTGCCAAAGATAATAGTTTATGGTAGTGCCATCGGTTTGCGTATCTGGGATAGTATACCGAGCGGTCCACGTTCCACCAGAAGGGGTAGAAGTATCGATTTTATACTGTCCTACTGTGTTAGCAGATTCCGTTGCCATTGCCTGGATAACTTCGTCTAAAATATCGGAATCAATTTCTCCGTCCGTCATTTCATCTACGGATGTGTTTGTCCATCGCAATGGTCTGATTTGACCGGACTCACTCACACTCGCAACGGGTTGATTGAAACGAAATGTAGTTGTAGTGAGAGTGCCAGCTGCGGGGTGAGTTCCCACGGATTCCGTTCTTGCTCTGTCTGAGAAAGTACCAATCTCATCAGAACCAGCAGAACCTCCAGTGACAACATTCAGTTCAGCAGTACCAGACCCATCCGTATCAGTAGCAAACTTTTGGGTAATAACACCAGCGATCTGTTCCCTAATTTGAGTTGCTGTCAGTTCACGAAATCCCTGTAACCCATCAGCGGCTACTGGATAGCTTCCAGCTTCAAGTGTTATTGGACCAGCCATTTCTAACTCCTTAGTTAATCAAAGTGCCACTAGAATTATATACAGCAATACTTCTGTGTTTAATCCAATCAGTAGCATCTTTACATGTCAAAGTAAATGTGGTTTTTGCGGGAAGAGTAACAGCAATGTTTGCAGTACCACCCTCAATAGAATCTGAAGTATTCGGATACAATTCGCAATCGGTCGTTGTGGTATTCGTCACAATGATTGACAACCCCGCCGCGGCGGTAGGCAATTTAACACCCTGCGTAGAACCACCAACAGTAGTAATTATGTTGAAAGTTTCTGTGAGTTCAGTTGCATCAGATTGATTCGTTCCAGCAGAAGATACGTTAGCAGTTACGCCAATTTTCAAGTCGCCCAGAAGTTCAGCAGTACCGTTGATTGTGAAATCTTCTACGTTACTACCACCGGAACCAACCTGACTCCAAGTACCAGTACCCGTAGCAATTAATTCGTAACCATTAGCAGTTACCAGATCGACGGCCGTTGATCCGTCAATAGTCTCTGTTCCTGCGTTACCGTAAACCTTAACAGTGTTACCACTAGTGTTAAAGACGTTTACAAGCAATCCAGCAGTAGCAGCAGGAAGTACAACACCCTGACCAGAAGAAGCAGTCGAGATGATGTTGTAAGTTTTTGTGAGTGCAGTAGCGGTAGCTGCATCAGCACCAGCGGCAGAAACTGCCGCGGCAACACCAAGGGTTAAATTACCCGATGCCGTCAGTGTTCCGAAAGATGCATTATCACCACTCTCATATTTTGCATTATTGAGGTTCGTAAAGTTGGTGTCCACCTCGGTGTTAGTGAGCGGAGACCCCTTCGATGCCCTTAAAGTTATCGTAGCCATTTTAGTCCCTATCTATCATTTTGTTTTAAAGAATTAGTAACTTGTATCAAGAGGTCTTTCATTTCTTGAAATTCTTCTTTCAGACTATTTATATCATCTGACATTTTGGAAATATTTCTTTTCGATATCTGTTGTTTTGCAATACGTTGTTTGTATGCAGCAAGGGCATCATTGTCAACAGACAACAATGCGCCAGAACCTTCATCTCTAGAAAAGTGTTTCCTTGATACTTTATTGTCCATGTCCATTTTATTTATGCACTATCCTGTACACCAGCTTGCAAGGCAATCATTCTCAGTTGTTTTAGTCTTGGTATCACAGAAGTGTTCGATGCAAGTAATACAATCTTACACTGGAAATATTTAAATCCGGTGTGTGTTACAGTTTCTAGTTGAATACTACTGGGGGTGAATGTTGCCCTATCACCAATATACTGCCAAACGCAAGTCCCGTCTGATGCGGTGTCATTGAGAGCAGAACCATCAAGTGCGTGGCCAGGGTTTGTGTTCTCAGACAATGCATTGGTTGTACCAGGCGTTATACATCTGTAGATTCTTTCTACCCCAGCAGTAGTATCGGTATCAGCAACAACAGTATTTACTGGATATGTTTCACTACCCTGATGATCCAATCCAATCTTGATAGTCGGCGCGACCCCATTAAAGTTGGCGCCTGGGTTCAATACATCAAAATCTCCCTGTAGGACTCCACTATTTATGGTTCTGAACACAATATCAGTACTTGTGCCTCCATCAACAAAGACGGTAGCCTCGTCCAAAGAACTATACCCGCTACCCCCATTCAAAACTAGAGCGGTTGGGTTGAGTCTACTGGTGTCATAAAAATACTTACCACCGGACAGTGAAGTCTGAGGTAGTTTATATTCCATATCTACGAATGAGTTGTTGTTTAGAGAACCATTTCGGTTATTTGAACCAAAGACCATCTCAACCCAATTCTTCTCTCTCCTAATATCAATATCGTCGTGAGCGGTTACTCCCCTAAAATATACCTTAACTTCTGATCCAGGCGGAGTAAATTGTCCAACAGACAAATGAATATCTTCTGCTTCTTGTCCGTCTGCCAGTCTAACAATCTTACTAATAAATCTAGCCCTAGCATTACCACCAGCAGCATTCTCTTCATTTGCATAATCGTTGTTCACCAAGTACTCTCTAACTTCAGCAGAAGTTCTAGATGGATTTAATATTGGTGATACTGTCGATACAGCATTACTGAGTTGAACCCTGTGTCGGTAACTCTTTTTCTCCATGATGTTTCCACCTACGGCGAATCCCAATTCTCCACTGAGAGAATATACAGCACATTCTTGAGTAGTGGGCATCAACATTGTCGGAATCATCGGCGTGAATGTACTACCTGCTTGGTTGACACCGGACGAATTTGTAACCGCTCGGAAAACTTGAGTATCAGTAGAGTCATAATCCCTGAGCGTCATATTTGTTCTAGTGACATTAATAATCTTTTTGAGACCAGCCTCTTTGATATAGAATGATTTTATCCCAATCTTTCTTTGGAACCACAAATCATCAACTTGAGGTAACAGTGAAGTATCTCCGTTTAGGATTGCAGTGACATCAACCTCTCTTTCAAAGGGTGCGTCTGGGAGAATGAAGTCGTATCTATCCAACACGTTATCCACTTTTTTCATTAACATCTTCTTGGGACGCATATTGACAGTAAATCCAACACCACTACCAGTGGTAGATCCTTGTGCAAAAACAACGTCTGATTGACAAGGCACAGGAAGCAGGGTGCTGAGATCGCCGTTGATAAACTCGAAATTGCCTTGGCCAATACTGTCTACACCGCAAGTGTAAGGCCAATTTCTGTAACTGGCGTTAGAACCATCAGAATATTGGAGTGCTTTAATCGTCAGAACTTCGCCACCGCCACCTACAGTTAGTACCTCAAACTTAATTCCACTCGGTACATTAGTTTTCGTGGAAGAGTCTATATTGATTACATCACCGACACTGTATCCAGTTCCTGCGTTGCCAATCGAGTTCTTGAAACTATACCAAGTTCCTGGCTCGTTCTTGTCAGGTTTGCCACCAATAAAGTCTTTTGCACTTACAAATTCTGCGTGTTCGTTGACGAATTCAACCTCACCAGTTCCAGTGGGGAATGTCCATGCATACATAACAAACTTCAAATCTTCCTGTTGATGTGGAGTCCACGTTCTGTTATTAGCAGATGTGAATAGAATTCCAGAGAAAGCTTCTTCTGCGGTAACTCTATCTGCTGCAGTACCAATTTTAGTCTCACCCAACTTAGAACACCAGATGTCATAATTCGGATCATTATTCTCTGGAATTATAATAAAAGCATATTCTTTGGTTGGATCAAGAACAACTGGTTTTTGGAGACTTTCTTGTGAAAGACCAATTCTAAAGTCAGCAACATTCCCAGTTCTGAACGAGCTTAAATCTGGACCCTTACCAAAGTCAAAGTTCGTAGAAAACTCATCTCTGAAGTCAAAGTTTGTAGCGTTTCCACCAGACAGGTCGGGTGTAGTTTTGATCGCGTTGTAAGGCAGTGTTGATCTGCCAATCACAACATTTGTTGGATAACCAGCTGAATTACACTGTCTGATTTCCATCGTTAGTTTTCTACCAGTACCAGTGTTGATTGGGCTGGTATCAAGATTGGAAATTCCGTCCTTTTCGCCCGGTCTTGATCTGAACCAAACCTTAACTCTAGATAAGAATACTTCTGTCGGTGACTGATCTACCGCGAACGACTGTGCAATAGGATCGCCAAACCTAATTGGCGGGTGGAATACATATACTGGGTTGGTTACATCAATCGTGGTCTCTACGTCTGTGATATCGACACTTATTGTAGCTGCACTATTTTCAACACCAGTTACTGTAGTACCAACAACAGCACTACTCGTACCACCCGTAGTACTACCATACTCTAGTTGATATAACTCGGCAGTCAAACTTACTTCCTGCGTTGTTTGGTGCATACCAAATGCGGAATATTGGTTCTCTGCCATCGTAGTAATAAAGTTGTTTCTATTCGTAGGGTCATCTACAACAAAGATTCTTCTAGTACCAACAGGGAATCTATCGCCTGGCAGATTAAGAGTAAATGCACAATCACCCGCGTCATCGGTCTTAATTACATCGGGGAAATTGACAACACCATCAATCGTTTCTCCCGAATTGAAAGTGCATCCGCTAGAAAGAACTTCTCTAATACTTGTCTGTCTACTAGTGGGCCAAGCCAGACCAATAGAATCATCAAATCCAGGCCCGGCAGAGGTTGATCTGACACGCATTGACTCACAGAATTCTGTTACGTTTACGTCATCAAAGAAACAATACAGTTTAGTTTTGGGTTTCAATCCAGAACATCTGACTCCAATTGCTTTGGCTCGCATGAACGGCAAGAGAGAAACATCTCTTACTACATCACCTATATTAAACTCCAAAGAACCAGCTGATTTAGCAGAAGCAGTTAATAGGTATTCTGTTGTTGACTGCACGATACTTGAAGTTGTGGTTGTAGTATCAAAGGAACCACTAACATCGATGTTACCAGTTGTTGTTGTTGTTTTTTTGCCGTCTTCAATTTTCTCGAACCATCCATTTGGGTTGTTTGGGGTGGTTGATCCTGCTGGCAGAGGAGGGTTAAATACTTCCTCACTCTCCATTTTAAAGGCACCATCACCGCCTGGTTCAAAGTTGGTTGTTGTCGTAGTTTTTTTGCCAGAAAAAGAACCAGGCACTCCAGCAACTGCGCCGGTAGTGATAGCACTAGAAGTACCAATAACATTCTTGGAGGCATTCACAGAAGCAGCTGCAGCTTGTACAGCTGCTTGGTTGTTGGAAGTGAGGTTCATCGGTTCCATTGTACTAGTAGAAGCAAAGTTGTCCGATCTTGGGAACAACTCCATCTTACCAGTATAGTTGAACAACAATTCTCCAACACAATTTCTAGTCTTAGTAGCAAAACGATTTTCAAACAATCCCTCTTTAACGTAAGGTCTTGTTATGTGTTGCCCCATAAATTTCCAAGTAGAACTCTGGTGATTTGGGTTAATAACTAGATCAACATCACTTTCTTCGTAGTTTGGTTCTGCTAGTTTTGCTATAGAGTCGTAAGCGCAGTTATAGCTGGGGTCAGCAAGATCACTAAGAAGGTCACTATCAAATGCGTTGACATAGATACCGTTCTTAAATCTGTCGTTCCCGTTAGCGTCTAGTAATTGTGTATCCTTTGCACTCATTTCCATCAGAGATAATGCAAGATAATACTCCAACCTATCAATTCTTTTTGCGATATTACCAATGTCAGCCATGGTATATCGTTTAGTTTGTCCTTGTAGTTCAAAGGTTGCAGACTGTTCCAGTTTGCCATATTTTATCGCAACTTTTCTGGAAATAGACGGGAACGGAGGAATGTAAATTTGTGCTATTTGCATACCCTGTTTCAATACAGGGGGTTTAGCCTTAGCTTCTGATAGACCCTCTTTGATCGTCATTCTACCAAACTTGTCAATGAAAACTTTGTCGATTCTAGGTAGGTAATATGTTACGTCAGTGGTGAAAGCAGTAGCTGGAATCGGATATTGAATACCATTATTAGGCAAATCCAAGTCTTCGGTCCTATAGGGGTTCTGTGTAGCACCAGCCAATGTTAGAGAACTAGCGGCAGTATTTTTAACATATGGTCTGAAGTCAATACAGTCTCTCAAATCCATTGTGCCGAAAAGTTCTGATCTGTAGTACGGTACTTCGTGTGAGTATATACCAGTAGCACCAGTATCGTCAACTGGATAAGAATCAAAAGCAAAGTATGTTCCGTTGGAACTATCGTAGTCTGGGTCAAAGTGACTAAATTTGACCGTAATCAACTTATTTGATAAGTCAATTGCTTCTGTACCCTTCTTAGAAATACTGGCGTGAGTATAAAGATTGTCACGTTGACCATTGTCCAAGTTAAAACTATCTTTTAAGTTTACTGGATTGTCAGCGTCATCAAAGTGTCCGCCTTGTCTTTCACCGTCTGCAACATAGATAGCTTCAATTTCATTGACATCACAAACACCAAGACTCCAAGGACCAGATGCACCACCAGCATTATCTACTGTGCGGATTTTAACATACCGTGAAGTGTTTAAGTTCTTTGTGACCGGAACGGCATCAGTTACTTTCAGTTTGACTTGTAAATATAAGTCAGCAGCACCGCTCATAGCTCCTACACCACCACCTGATGTGAGGTCAAAATCCATTTGGTCAAAAGCAAAAGCAGTAACCATAGAGGGGGTCATGGGAATAATTGCGCCAGGCGGATATACTACACCGCTTATAGTAACCGAATTCCCTCTGTTTACAAGATAGAACGAATCGGTCATCTGAGCAGCAGTGGGAGTGGCAGAATATGGGAAACTAAATTCAGAACCTAGACCAGCAATGGACACTTGAAACGTGCCAGCATTGTCGGTACTGAGTCCCGAAAACTCCTCCGTGTAGTAATACTGGGTGTCTAATGTATTTCCTGCTTCAGCATAAAGAGTCTTCGTTGATCTCCAAGGACATCGGAATACCATCTTGTTGTGTGATCGGCCCTTTAAATCAGCAAAGACAATGGGATCACCGTCAATGTCTATTCCGGCTTCTAAAATGATGTTTGCAAAAGAACCACCAGAAAGTCCATTGTAATATAAGGTTCTTGCATTTGTTATATTACCTCTAGTAATTTTTACATCATAGACAAATACTCTGTATCTAGAAGCGGCATCGCCTGGTGTTCCATTTAACAGTTTGATACTTCTGACTCGGCACTGGCCAATTTTGTCAGATGTAGCTGGTGCAGCAGTTGAAGAGAATGTACCGTCAGTGACTGCACCAGAAAGCAGAGCAGCAGTACCCGATCCAGTACCAGCGCCCGAAGCGGTGAATATAGTTCCTACAGCAGAGTCAGCGGCACCGATCAGCGTAAAGTCGGTAGTACCCGCTGTAACGATTTGGTACTGGGAACCGACGGCAAATGAACCACCGGAAACTGTCTGGTTGGTATAGATGCCAATCGTATCGCCCGCTTCCATACTCCAATCGCCACAAACTTCTCTACACTCAAAATAGTTTCCATATCCGAGGTTAGTATCTAGTCCTTCTTTTGTTTCTGTGGCGACACCTTTTCTAACTTTTAAATATGTATTTGCTTCACCAGCACCAAAGTCTCTTCGGTATCCATCTACATATGCAACGCCTGGCGAGACCTTAGCAACCAAAGCATTTGGATCGCCTGGGTTGATAGGATCATTTGAGAGATATACACCACTATTATCAAATCTGTACGAGTCTCCCGCATAGGTAAATTTTACTTCACCAGAAGTTACAGTGCCACTAGTGTGAACCGGAGGCGCTCCAGCAGCTGCTTCGGCCGGCCCGGTGTTAGAAGAATAATACAGATTGCCGTTATGGTTTACAAACTGATTTGACGCATAAGTGGTATTAACTGAAGTATTGAATGTAGACCCCTTGACTGTTTTAAGGTGTTCTAACAACTCCAGAGTGAACGGTTCAACTACATAGTTGCCCGACTCTTCGTATGTTCTTTCAGCAAGAGTTACACCAAGTCTAGAATACTCCTTCAACTCTGGATTGAGTTTCCTGACAATGGCACCGTCTTGCACCTTGTACACAGCGGTAAAGTCTTCTGGGAATGGGAAGAAAGTAAAAGTCGCACTGCCGAAAGTTTGTGAACCGGATGTGTGTACTGGGCCTGGGTTTGACTCATCAAGAGCTCCAGTAGTACCAGCTGTTGTAACTTCATACAGTTTATCATCAAAGGAAACATGTTGGCCTAAGTCATAATAGGTATTGTTTGCAAACTCTGCACCAAAAGGAACCTTCTCAATGACGGTTGTAATCTTTGTTCGATCCGCGCCTGGGGCATTGTAGTTAAAAGCTCCTGTCGCTGGGTCTAGCAAAGTCCCATCTGAATCTGAGGTGACAATTTCTTCTTTGAGAATTACACCAATAAAATAATTTACTCGAGCACTGTAATCATCAAGTCTAATAATTTGTCGTTCATGTTTTACAAACTTACCTTGAATAAACAAAACGCCTTCTGGAATAACAAAATCCATTGCCAGTCCATAAAAATTTTCTGTAAAACTATCAAAGTTTGTATTAGTGTCTACAACAAACGTATCGCCGTTTCTATCGGAATCGTCGGATACTACAGTAAGAGTCTCACCAGCATCAAATCTTTTGTTGGTGTTGTCGCCGGCGCCATCGGTATTACCTACTTTATAATCTAAGTAAAGAATCTTCTTTGCTGTGACATTGGTGGACAACCCAGACTTGACCGCCGTAATATTTGCCCTAATTCCAGTTACGCTGCCAATTACCGCGTCTCCAGTATATGATTCTAGAGAGTCGTTTGAAACAGTAACTCCCGCATTATCAACGTCAGATATTTTTATGTATTCCAGAAGATTGATACTTCCTTCACATCCACTGACCGCGGCTCCATCAACAAACAAATGTTCTGCAAAGTCTTTTATGGTTTCATAAAAGTAATCCTGCATTTGAGTAAGTTCGCGAGCCTGCACGGCAACGCCGGGTTTGAAGACCACACGATTAAACTTTTTATTTGCATCAAAGTCATCATAGTATGGAGATACATTTAAATTGATTGCCATCTTTTTTCCCTAGAACGTAAAGATTAACTTCACCGTCTCAACTTGATCTTCGTCTCTGGTGATAGGTTTTCTGTTGTCGTAATATAAAAGTTCTCCCGATCTAACATCTATTTCGGGATTCGCAAGAGTACTACTATTTATAGTCAGTCCAGTGATGTCTTGTGTGTTATTTGTCAAAGTATCTGACTCTGCAATACCAGCAGTTATCTCTTGCAAGTAAACGGTATCGTCTGTCTGATCTTCGTTTGCATCTCTGATCTGAGTAACTAAGAATTCTCCTTGACTATCGGTTGTAATGTTATCATCTGGAGCAAAACTGGTTGGGGTTGAAGTGCCAACTGTAAAACAGGCCGTACCCGTTGCGTCATTGAAAAGTGTTGTGTTTCCATACGGATGTATGTTCTTCAACAATCCAACTTGTCTATAATCATTGGATGTAATCAAATCTTGTGAGTCGTTATCAAAGGATATGGTAATACCAACCCTTCTGGTAAATAATTCCTGTTGTGGGTTTGAACCATGTCCACCCCAAGGAGCAATGATTGCCCTAAAGGAAGCATTAGTACCAGAACCCAAAGTTTGGGTAAGTGTTACCGTAGCCTTCGTGTATCCAACGCCAGGGTCAGTAATCGATATCGACTCGACGTTTCCGTTTGTATTGATTACCAATGCTGCTTGGGCGCCTTGACCATCACCTTCGATCTTAACTAGTGCGTCACCGTTTACATAGTCTTGTCCGATATTATCAATAATGATATTATCAATCGTTCCTCTCACCGCAGTGGATTCTACTGGACCTTGAAGTGTGTTGGATTCGGTAGACCCCAACAAAGCATCAGCTGTCGCCAGTGTGGTAAAACCACCACCCGTCAAAACAACGTCTGCAAAACTGTATCCATAACCACCATTTGTGATGGTAATCGCAGTCACCACTCCACCGGAAACGGTAGCAGTGGCAACAGCACCAATGCCGTCTCCCTGTATAGTAACAATCGGAGAACTTGTATATCCAGCGCCACTATTAGAGATGGAAATATTATCAATCTCGCCGTTTACATCAAAGTCCGGTTCTCCTCCACCAGAAACTTTTCTCACTGGCATATAAGCGCTGGACAGAAACTTTGTTCTATCAGAAGCACCTATTTGAAATAGAAACTTCCACTGGTATCCATCAGCAGTTTCAAAAACTTCTGTTCCTGTACTAGACGGTTTCGTTGTACTCGGTGCATTAAAATTATTATTCATGCACTTGTAGACATTGAAATCTTCTGTAAGAACATAAAAGTTTGCTTCATCAAGTGATGTTGCACCAGAGTTGGAAGTATTGGTTGGAGTCAGTGCATCGTCATACTGGTCATACACTGTATCACTTACCCAATCGATCCTTCTAGCAAGCATGGCTACATCGGAGTTTTGGACCTTCTTTACAAAAAGAATGTCTCTCCGAAATTGTGACATGTCGATCCTGTTATCAAAAGAGGTGTCAGGATCGGTGTCTACTGTCCAAGTGGAGGTACGCGAGGCAGCTAAGAAATATCTATCATTGTCATTGTAGATATCTCTATAAAATGATCTTGCCTGTTGTACCCTTGCTTGGTCTCGTATTAATATAGCCATTCGGCAAACTCCTAAAAATTAAGATTAGGAGTCGCTTACAGTCAGCGTCCAAGTAATTTTTAACGTATCCGCGGCAGCCTTATTCACTACTGAGAATACTGTTCTGCAAAGCAGATCACCACCAGTAACGTTATTCAAGACACCGGCTTCAACGACAGCACCAGTACCAGTACCAGCAGGAAAATCTCCGACATAGGTAATAGTATTACTGGAAACGGTTGTTGATGTAAGAGCGACTCGACCAAGTTCCACTCCAAGGGTACTATCACCAGCTGCAGCAGCAGTGTTGTCAGAACCAACAGCCATGTGAGACATGACAGTTGTAGTAGCGTCTTTCATACGCTCGGTGATATAATCAAGACCGTCACTAACAACAACGTTAGTCGTATCTTCTGTGTGAATAAGGTTGCCTTCCTTATCAAACTGTTGAATGGTCAAACGACCTTTGGCATTTAAGGCAGTAGAATGTTGCATTTGTATCTCCTTTGGGGATTTGTTTTGCCTGTGATCTTCTTATTTATAATGTTTCTAGAAGTTAATTACGGAATCTGCAACATAATCTTCAGCAAAATATGTTAAGTCTTCCATATAAGATTGAGATATTAAACTACCACTATCAGCGGCACCAAATGTATCCGTAGTTCCGGTAGTAATATCAAATTCTGTTGATTCATTTACATTTGGAGTTTCTGTCGGTGAAGTCGCTACTTCAAAACTTGTGCCATCTCCGAATGCGATTGTATCACTCGGTCCAACACCAATGTCAAATTTGTCTAGGGAGTCAGCCAGTGCAAATGTATCTGTGGTAACTGGTTGAGCTTCAACCGATGGGATGTCCTGCATGTTCATCGTATCAACAGCAGTTGTAGTCACATCAAATTCTGTAGAATCATCTACATCGTATGTGTCAGTAACAGGTCTGGTGACATCAAACACAGTAGAGTCATCGATGTTAATGGTGTCTGACTGTTCTGTAGTTATCTCAAATCGATCAAACGCATCAGCAAACAAGATATCTTCTGCAAGAACCCTATTCAATTCTGGCACTGCCGTGTCATCTATAGTTACAGATTCTTCGTCAAAGTCTGTCGGAGAAGTTCTGAAGAAAATGAAGGCGACTGTAATACTCGAATCGTCTAAAGTTATTTCGTCTCCACTCGGAATTACTCGGCGCACATAATCGTCGGCAGAATCTGGATTTTGGAGGAAGTATGGGTCTCCGGTAAGTGTACCATCTGAAGTAGCATATAATCCATCTACAGGAGAAACGCCACCTGCAACTTCGATGTGAACACTTAAACTAGAAACAGCATCATCTATAAAGACAAGTGTTGTTCCTCTCTCTGGGTCTGCATCTAAAACCAATGCATAATCTTCTAAGAAATAGTCGGTAGCATATCCGCCAGTAGTAGTGGAGTCAAGCACCATCTCAATATCTTTGAATGGGTTTCCTTGTTCTACATAGTCTTCTAAGAAGTAATCACCATTCGCAAATCTTTCTATGTAATCATCTTCCCTATCCCCGTGGACAAAGAAGTATGGAGCTCCCAAGATAGTTCCATCCTCGGTAGCGTAGACGTTTTGTACTTCCGTACCTTGCAGTGTATAGGGCCCAAACTCATCTGACAATTCAAAGGAATCGGTTTTGCCCTGAGTAACATCAAATTTGTTGACCACCACTCCGATATTTTGTCTGGTTGACAGACCATCGCCTGGGAATATCGAATCCGAAATCGAGGGTTTGTGCATATCTTTCGCAAAGTCATCATCCGAAATCAATATCTCTTCAATTTCTGGATATTTGAAGAACATGTAGACATCAGTCTCAACAACAAAGTTTGAGGACAAATCAACATCTTGTTTAATCTGCAAGTTTCCAAAGACACCAAATCCAATTGGGTGAGCAGCTCTTTTGACATACCCATCCCATTCGGCCTGAGGTCTTTCACTCTCAATTTCATATGAGAAGTGTTGGTAAATTCTGTTATCAAATACTTTGTTTGCATCTGACAAGAAACTTCCGGCGTCTTTAAACACACCAGCGAGAAGCGCATTATATCCAGTGGTTACGTCGATTGTACAAGTTTGATCTGAGTCAGAAACAATATCAAATTTGAAGTCAGCTCTGTAGTATCCAGCGCCAACAGCAATTACTTCAAATTCACTTGGGTATCCGTTGTCACTTAAAGCAGTAACTTTGATATATCCATTATTAGTGGCGCCACTAATCGTGTAGTCTTCTAAGAAGTAATCTATAGCATACTGGCCAAGAGTTGATCC